AGCGGAAAGCATGATACTGACCTTCTGCCAAAGGGTCATCCAATGGCTAACGATGAAAGGGGTAGCGCAGATATGGCAAAAGATGATATTATCGGTCTTGAACTAAAAGGATCAACAGAGATGGAAGAGCGTCACATATTGAACGTGGAAGAGACAGATGATGCTTATACTGTCACTTTTGCAAAGCCTGATCGTGAAGATCAGCCAGAAGAAATGCAGACTACTCAGGAAGATGATGAGCGCATTCAGCATTACGATGATGAAGAGCGCCTTGACCGTGAGAAGATGGAAACTCGCGGCATGTCATTTGACGGTAAAGTTGTTGACGAAGATAAGCGCACTGTGCGGATTGCTGTATCCAGCGAAGAGCCTGTAGAGCGCAGCTTTGGCAATGAAATATTAGATCACGATGAGCGCAGCATTGATCTTAGCTTTGCTAAGTCAGGACGTATGCCGCTTCTCTTGGATCACGATCCACGCCAGCAGATTGGTGTGGTAGAGGACGTAAGCCTTGATGGCTCGGCCCGTAGATTACGGGCGACTGTGCGTTTCGGAAGAAATGGACTTGCCAAAGAGGTTTTCGACGATGTTGTGGATGGTATCAGAAGCAACATCAGCGTTGGCTATCATGTCAACGACATGGAGCGTCAAGATGCGGATAGCTACCGCGTGAAGTCTTGGCTTCCAATGGAAGTATCAGTTGTGAGCATACCCGCAGACAGGACAGTCGGGGTGGGCCGCGCAGCAGAGAAGCCACCCGCAAAACCTATCACTGAAACTCTTATTAGAGAGGAAACTATCATGTCGGAAGAAAACAAGATCGACATCGATGCGGTTAAGGCCGAAGCTACTCGCGCCGCCGCAAAAGATACTGCTGAAATGTATCGCTTGGCTGCAAAGCACAACAAGCGTGATTTGGCAGACAAAGCCGTATCAGAAGGCCGCTCACTCGCAGAATTTCGCGGTGAATTGCTGGACGTAATCGGTAATGCACCATTGGATACGCCAAATGAAATCGGACTTGCCCCGAAAGAGGCCCGTCAGTTCTCATTGCTTCGCGCTATCCGCGCCCATGCAAACCCAACTGATCGCTCTGCACAAAAAGCTGCTGCTTTTGAATTAGAAGCTGCTGCTGCTGCGTCAGACGCGATGGGTGTTGAAGCACAAGGCATTATGATCCCAGCAGATGTATTGCGTAGCTGGAAAGTGCGCGACATGAATACAACTGACGATGCTGGCATCATTGCTGACGATTTCCGTGGCGGCGATTTCATCGACGTATTGCGGAATGCTTCATCAGTCATGCAAGCTGGTGCAACAATGCTGACAGGCTTGTCAGGCAACGTGAAGATCCCAAAGAAAACAGCCGCATCATCTGCTGGTTGGATTTCATCTGAGGGTGGCGCATCTGGCGAAAGCGAGCCTACTGTTGGTCAAGTCACCATGACGCCGAAAGTGCTTGGCGCTCATACAGACATTACACGCCTTATGATGCAGCAATCATCTTTGGATGTTGAAGCATTGGTGCGTAATGATCTGACAGCTTCTATCGCTCTAGCGATTGATCTGGGTGCATTGGCTGGAACAGGATCATCTGGTCAGCCAACTGGTGTAAAGAACACATCAGGCATCAACACACCAACTGACTTTGCAGCAGCTAACCCAACATTTGCTGAAGTTGTGGCGATGGAAACTGCGGTAGCAGAAGATAACGCTCTTGCAGGCAACTTGGCTTACATCCTGCCAGCCAGCATGTACGGTGCATTGAAAACAACTGCAAAAGACGCTGGTTCAGGCCAGTTTGTAGTTGCTCCAGATGGATCAATGAACGGCTACAATGCAATCGTATCAAACCAAGTTACTGCTGGTGATCTGTACTTCGGCAACTTTGCTGACTTGCTGATCGGCATGTATGGCGGTTTGGACATTGTTGTAGATCCATACACTGCGTCTAGCTCAGGCACAGTGCGGATTGTTGCACTGCAAACTGTAGACGTAGCTGTACGTCACGCAGTAAGCTTTGCATTCAACAATGATGGTGCATAAGAGTGCTAACTTGGGAGGGCCACTTGGCCCTCCTTTCCAATAAGGGGCGAAAGATGAAATATATTATCCTGAAATCCTGTGTCGCTGCTGGTCAAGCTAGAAAAGCTGGCGACATAGTTGAGTTAGGCGCAGATGAAGCGAATGCGTTAAAGGGATATGGGCGCATTGATAATGCCCCTGAGCCTAAGCCTGTGAAGGCTCCGACTGATCGGGCTGCAAAGCCTAAGACCACAAGGGCCAAAAAATGAAGATTACGCTGATTAAAGACGCATCTTGGAGCGGCAAGAATGGTAAGGCTGGTGCAAGCCATACAGTTGATGACCGTATCGCTCAGAAGCTAATTGATCGCGGATATGCGAAGCCATATGTAAAAGAAGAAAAGGCTGAAGAAGATGGCGCTGCCACTAGCTGATGACCTAGCAAACATATTCGACGTTGATGAATTTGCCACTGCGGTCACTTATGATGGCGGCACGATCAACGGCATTTTCGACAATGAAACTATTCCTGTTGATACGGGTGGTTATGTTGCTGTTCACGAAGAGCAGCCGCGCTTGACATGCAGAACAACAGACATCTCAAGCATAGCGTATAACCAAGCTATGGTTATTAATGCGGTGACGTATTATGTGCGGGCGTGGATACATGATGGCACTGGTGTCACTGTCGTTCAGTTGGAGAAATCATAGTGGCTCACGTTAGGCAGCAAATAAGAGAGCGCATAGTTTCGGTGCTTAACTCTAACGTTACGCTTGTTAGCAACCGCGTATATGGCACTAGGGTTTATTCTTTGACTGACGCTGACTTGCCAGCCATCACGGTTTACGCGGGATCAGAAGCATCTGCGCTGCAAACCATTGGCGTAAAGACATCTGCGCGTGTTGTTTCCATTGAGGTGGATGCATATGTACGCGCAACAACTAATTTTGATAATGATGTGGACGCTATTGCTGTCCAGATCGAAGAGGCAATAGCCAATGACTTCAGCGTCAATGGCCTTGCAAAGTCGGCTGTATTATCCAGTACAGACATCAACTTTTCAGGTGAAGCGGAGCAGCCAATAGGTTCCGCAAAGCTGACATTTGATGTAAGGTATGATACAGCTATAGATGACGTAGAAACGGCCAGATAAGGAGGCTCCAATGGCTACACATACAGGCAGCGAAGGAACCGTAAAGGTCGGTTCTGATGCCATCGCAGAAATCCGTTCTTTCAGCTTAGAGGAAAGCGCAGATACCTTAGAAGATACAACTATGGGCGACACTGCTCGCACATATAAATCATCTTTGACAACATTCACTGGATCAGTTGATGTTTTCTGGGATGAAACCGATACAACGGGTCAAGGTGCTTTGACAATCGGTGCTTCTGTTACGCTTAATGTTTATCCAGAGGGCGATGCTTCTGGTGATACATATTACACTGGCACAGCCATTGTTACCGGCGTCACACGCTCCTCATCATTTGACGGGCTTGTGGAAGCGTCAATAACTGTGCAAGGTAGTGGGGCATTAACAGCTACAACGGTGTAACCCATGTCTAACCCTATAGACGCCTTAGACGATTATATATCAAATATCGAGACAAGGCATATAGAAGTAACTTTACGCGCAGGGGCCAAGCCTCTGCGTGTTTACTATACCCCTATGACTTCTGGAGAAATGTCATCTATCCAGCGGAAGCATTCTGATTTTCCATCTGCTAATATAGACGCCTTAATTGATCTGATTATCTTGAAGGCTCTAAAGGAAGATGGAGAGAAGGCTTATACGATTGAGCATAAGCCTAAACTAAAGCGCATTCCCCATGAGGTGATCTATAAGATCAGTGCGCCTATGATGTCTGCTGGCTCCGTTGAGGAAGCTGAGGGAAACTAAAGAAAGACCCATTCAGGTTTAATTTAATCGCGTTAGCAGATAGATTAGGCCGCACCATTAGCGAGATTGAGAAAATCACGATAACGGAGTATAATGAATGGGTCGCATACTTTAAGATCGTGGACGAAAGGCGGGAAGAAGATGGCAAGCGCAGAACAGCTAAAGTTTGAACTTCTTGCGGTTGATCGCGCTAGTCGGCCCATTCAGCAAGTTCAAGGTCGCGTTAGAAACTTTGATCGTCAGATAAAGCAAAGTTCAGTCCAGATGAACCAGTTTGGTGGCTCTTTGACGGGCGCTCAAAAAAGTTTACGCAAGTTCGCTATGGGCGGCGTTCAGCAAGCGGGTTATCAAATTGGTGACTATGCTGTTCAGGTTGCCAACGGAACCAGTGCAACACAAGCCTTTGGTCAACAGGCTGGTCAGTTCTTACAAATATTTGGCCCATTTGGTGCTGTGCTTGGCGCGGCTGTATCTGTATTTGCTGCTGTTAAGATGGGCATGGACAAAATGTCTGAGGCGGCGGGCAACGCTGATAATGCAATAAAGCAATTAAAGGAAAGCACGAAAAGCCTCAATGAAGAGGCCGCTGCATTCGCTTTAGGCGTCAATACTGCTGCCGAAGCTAAGGCTATTAAGGAGATTACGCGTCTTAGGGAAGAGGCAGACGCCACATATAAAAAATATATAAAAGCTGTGACCGATGGAAGTGTCGGTGAAATAGCTAAGTATGAAGAGATATACTTAGATCAGTTGAAAATTATAAAAGCCAAAGAGGCTGAAATTGAGGCGAATAGGAGGGCTAAGAAGTCAAGTGATGACTTGATTGCTATTAACCAGCAATATCTGGGCCAGCAAATGGCAGCAGCAAGTGCTATCGGCCAGCTTAAAAAAGCAGAGAGCGAGAGAACGCAAGCGGCGATTGTCGCAGCGGGCGAGCAGCGAGCATTGATGGCTGAGACGACAAGGCGAGGCTTGGAGAATGCTGAAAAGCTAAAGCAAGGTTATGCAGAATATTATGCAAGCAGATTGCAGGGTGAAGCTATGCTTGTCAGCGGCGTTCAAGGTGGTCGTGGCGCTGATCCAAGGCAATTCACCTTCTTAGATGAATATCTTGCGCAAATAGCTGCGGGCAGAAAAGCTAAAGAGAAAGCAGACGAAGCGGCGCAATCTGGAACCAAAAAGACCGCCAAGATCATCAAAACTGAACTAAGCCCAGAGCTTATGCGGATCAAGGATGCGTCTGAGATGGTGGGAAGTTCATTCGAGAGCGCCATGATGTCTATGGTGGATGGCACTATGACAGCCAAGGACGCATTTAGAACAATGGCGCGAGATATTATCTCTGAGCTTTATCGCATATTCGTGGTTAAGCAGATTACGGGATTTATTACGGGGGGATTGCAGCAGGCATTCGCACCTAAGCTCGCTGGAACCGGCGGCGGTGGCGGCAAAGCTATTGGTGGGCCGGTTCAAGCTAATCAGTCTTATGTTGTGGGCGAGCGCGGCCCAGAGATGTTTGTACCTTCACGTTCAGGTTCAATCGTACCAAACAACCAGCTTGGCG